AATCTATTACGGTTTCGGGGGAAGCGTCAAGGTGACCCTTGACCATGTAAAACAATCTATATTCTTCTTTGAGATCTTTTAACATAATGTATTTACAAATATGTTACATTATTGCGCTAACATGGATTAAAAACTTTCAACAGTTATATCAAATAATTCTCCTAATGACATCTCTTTCATATCTGGATGTATATTATAAACTGTACCTAATGAATCACCTTTGTTTTCTAAACCAAACAATATATATAAATCATCATCAGTTAAATCTTGTTCTAGTTTATTTGCTGCCCAAATAGCAGATATTAAAATTAAACTGGTTTGTAATTGTATATCTTCAATTTGATTTAATCGAATGTAGTTGGTTGCTCGTTTTCTTGCTTTGTTATAAAATTCTACTCTTCTGCCAATGCTTAACAAGTATTCTTTAGATGTCATGTATTCCTCTTACATATTAACAAAGAAATAAGGTAAACTTCCTTTGTTGCTGATTGCATTTTCTAATTCATCTGGACGCATGTAATCAACGCTGTGTCCGTCTCTTTTTACAGTAAACATCTCACCCATAACTTTATTTGAAAGCAAAACGCTTCCGGTAGCCTTTTCAAAAGAAATTGCTCTATACCTGATAAAATTTTCACCAGGGGTGTATTGTATTGGCAGAACGCCAAACTCTGATCTTATTTGTTTATAAATGTCGTCTACTGTGTTTATTGCCATAAGTACTTCCTCAATGTATTTATTACATTTCTTTCTTCTTGTCTTGAATCTCTTTACGGCGGAGAGCAATTAACTCTTTGAGTTCCTGCAATGCTTCTCTTGCACGAACTGCACTGGCTTTGACGCCAGCATCAAACTTTTCGCTTTCTTTTACATAGATAGAAAACGCTAGTTTAAGTTGTTCGTGTAAGTTACCATCATCCATTCACAATATGCTCGTATATTTCTTTCCAGTTTACTACTTTTTTCATACCAACTGGAATGCTATCATTCATGTTAAATCCGTGCTCAACTAAAATAGGATTAAGTCCTACATTGAGTCCGGCAATAGCATTTTCCATTTTGTCTTCAATCCAGTAATATCCTGTATCTGCATAATGCTCATCAAGATATTCGTCTTTGTCAGCACCAGTATCTAAACAAACAAGTTTACTAAATGCTGTTGGACCAAATAGTTTTTCAAGATTCATTTTACGCAATTTATAGGCACTAGGATCAAGACTCAAACTTGTAATACAATGGAATGTATATCCGTGTTCTTCGTGTAGTCGTTTTACATAGTACATTGCATCTCGCAATGCAGGTAGAAATCCAATTGCAGCACTTTCGTTAAAGATTTTTACTTTGGCTTTTGCTTCTGCCTTTGTAATTCCAAACCGTTCGCCTATATCATAATAGTGATTGCCGTTAGTGATTTGTTCATAACCATGTTGCTCCATCCAACAACAAAATGCATATTCCCAATTCAGTAGTACGCCATCGGCGTCGGTCAAGATAATTTTATTCATAGTTTGCCTTTCTAATTGCCTAGTGTAGTTTATATTACTATATGTATTGTTCTTTGTCAACCAATGCTGACTGTGCCGCTGCCGCCTGCTGCATCACCGCAAACATCTGCTGTATCGCCTGCTACTACAACCAACACTCCATTGATAGTAACTGTTGTGTTTCCAGAGGCTGATATTGTTTGAGCAATATGAGGAGCAGAACCGTGTGCAGCAACAGCACTGCCACTTACTACTACTGCACTACCATTTATAGATACTGTACTTTGTAGTGATGTTAGTGCGCCGCCTGCTGTATCGGCTTCGGTTGTTACTCCTGCCATTATTACTCCTTACAACATTGCAATACTGCTTGTGTTTGCAACGTATTGTTTTGCCATTTCACTGTCTGTTTTGTGAACAAAAACAATTGTATTTTTATTTAGTTTGAGTTTTGCACTAGGACTTGTAGTAAAAGTGTAAGGTCCTAATCCTAATCCTTGCTGTGTTACCATTACCGACATTGGTTTTTCAATTGTAATTTGCTTGTCATTCTCTTCAACAAAACGGGCCAATACTTCTTCGCCTGACACAGTACGAATAGTTATAGTATCATTTTGTTTGTATGGTGTTTCAATAATCATAGACTCCAACCTGTTCCGTTATAATTTGTTTCTTCTAAATATTGAGTTAACTTGTCGTGTCCGCCAATCTTTGTGCCACCAACAATAATTTGTGGGAAAGTTCTTGCACCCGGAAACGTTTCTAATATTTCATCTCGTGTAAAGTCAACATCAAGTTGCTTGTATACATAATCAAGTCCTCTGCTTTCGCAGGTTCTCTTTGCTGCTTCGCAATGCGGACAAGCAGGCTTTCCCCAAATTTCTATCATAGACTAAATCCTTTAAATGTATCTGTGCTGACGTCCTGTTTAGTGCCGCCGCTGACATAACTAGTTATCTCTGTTTCTTGCGGGGCCACTTGAACATCTGCGCCACTGATCCATTTTTGTGTCCAAGGTAGTGGATTGTTTTTAATATTATATGGACTCTTTAGATTTACGTTTGTCATTCTACGTGTAGCAATCCACTCTACATAATCACTGAGCAATGCTGTGTTGAGACCAATCATCGATCCATCTTTGAACAAATAATCTGCCCATGCCTTTTCTTGATCGGCTGCATCAACAAACATTTTAATACATTCTTCTTCTGTTTCTTCTGCAATACGTGCAAAGTCTGGATCATCTTTTTTCAACACCTTAAGCAACATCTGTGTGCTTGCTAGGTGCAGATTTTCGTCACGAGCAATCAACTTGATAATCTTAGCATTGCCTTCCATCTTTTTAAGTTCTGCAAATGCCCAAGAGCAAGCAAATGAAACATAGAAGCGAACACCTTCAAGAATGTTAACACTCATCAATGTAAGCCAAATACGTTTTTTTAACTCATAAAGATCTACTGTTACCTTTTTACCATTTACTGTATGTGTGCCTTCACCTAACAAATTGTAGTACATTGCACCAGTAATCAGTTCATCATAGTATTTTGAAATGTCTCCTGCACAATCTACAATCTCTTCAATGTCTAACATTTCATCAAAGATTTTACTTGGGTTGCTGTACACATTACGGATAATGTGTGTGTAACTGCGACTGTGAATAGTTTCACTGAATGTCCAAGTTTGAATCCAGTTTTCTAGTTCTGGTAAACTTACCACAGGACCAAACGCTTCTACAGGAGCACGACCTTGCACACTATCCAACAGGATTTGGCGCTTTAGGTTACTGGTAAAAATATGCTGTTCATGCTCGGTAAGACTTTTGAAGTCTTTTGCATCTTTGTAGATGTCTACTTCTTCAGGACGCCAAAAGAATCCTAACTGTTTGTCTGTTAAATTATCAAAACTTTTGTATTTCAACGTATCGTAACGCTGAATAGTTGGACCCCCAGTTGGATCAAGAAATGCCAGTACTTGTGTATGATCGGCACGATTTTCAGTATCAAAAACGCTCATGTGTGTATCCTTATTTTTTAAGATAATAACACACCCTAAAGGGTGTGTCAAGTTAAATTACGCAACTTTCGCAGGCTTCGTCATCTTCAATGTGGTAGCCATTTGTTTCAGGTTCTTCTACTTCGCCTACCAATTTACTAACATCAAGTTCACCTTGTCCATCATGTGTATTAAAATAATACAGTTGCTTACCACCATATTTGTAGAACATGATCATGTGTTGTAGCATTACACTCATTGGAATCTTTTCGTCCTCAAAGTACACAGGGTTATAACTTGTGTTTACACTGATGCCTTGATCAATATACTTTTGCAACACTGACATGATTTTTAAATAACCTTCAGGGCTGCGTTGATCCCATAATAGATCGTATTTGTTTTTCAAACGCTTGTATTCTGGCACAACTTGCTTTAGTACACCGTGCTTGGATTGTTTAACACTGATAAGGCTGCGTGGAGGTTCAATGCCGTTTGTGGCGTTTGCAATCTGCGCACTTGTTTCACTTGGCATCAATGCCATTAGTGTGCTGTTGCGTATACCTGTGGTTTTTAATTGCTCACGTAATCCTGCCCAGTCCATACGCTCAACATGAGGAAGTAATTCATCTAAGTCTTTTTTGTATGTTTGGTTTGGTGTAATTCCATGTCCGTATTTGGTTTCCATAACACCAGGAATAGCGCCTTGTTCTGCTGCCAGGTCTGCACTTGCTTTGATTAGGTAATAACTCCATGCTTCGGCATATTCGTCAATTAACTGTAATCCATCCGAATCAATGTCTTGATATGTCAAGTCGTGCTTGGCCATCCAGTACGCAAAGTTAATAATACCAACACCGATAGGACGGCGTTTTTCTGTGCTAAGTCTTGCAGCAAGAATCGGATAACCTTGATAACTTAATAGTGCATCTAGTCCACGCACTGCAAGAGTACAAGCCTTTTCAAAGTCTGCTGGTGTGCGTACATTGCCCCAGTTAATGGCGGAAAGGGTGCATAGACTGATTTCTCCCTCCGGATCGTTTAGATCATTAAGTGGCTTAGTCGGCAAGTCAATTTCTGCACAAAGGTTGCTTTGTCTAATAGGTGCAACCTCTGGTAAGAAGGCACCGTGGTCGTTTGCATTGTCAACGTTTTGTAGATAGATACGACCTGTGTTCTTACGCTCTTCCATAAAACTACTAAACAATTGAATAGCAGGAATAGTTTTCTTACGTAGTTTTGTATTACGTTCTGCTGTTTCATACAGTTCACGGAATTTGTCTTGATCCGCATAGAATGCTTCGTAAAGTCCTGGAACATCACTTGGTGAGAATAGAGTAATGTCTCCTCCGGTGATTAGACGTTCGTACATTAGTTTGTTAAACTGCACACCGTAGTCCATATGACGCACACGGTTTTCTTCTGTGCCTTTGTTGTTCTTAAGCACTAACATTTCTTCAACTTCAAGGTGCCAAACAGGATAGTAGATGGTTGCTGCTCCACCACGTACACCACCTTGGCTACAACTTTTTGTTGCCGCTTGGAACATTTTATAAAAAGGAATAATACCTGTATGGTATGCATCACCTTTGCGGATTGGACTACCAATGGCACGGATGTGTCCGCCGCCGATACCAATGCCTGCTTTTTGGCTTACATACTTAACAATGCTACTTGAAGTAGCGTTAATACTATCAAGACTGTCATCAGTTTCAATAAGAACGCAACTTGAGAACTGACGTTGCGGTGTACGTACACCTGCCATAACAGGAGTAGGAAGACTAATGTCGTGAAGACTAATAGCATCATAATAATCTTTTATCCATTTTAATCTTGTTTCTTTTGGATACGCTTGAAACAGTGTTGCAGCAATTAAAATATAACACATTTGTGGTGTTTCAAAAATTTCGCCAGTTACTCTGTTTTGACAAAGGTATTTGCCACGCAACTGTTCCATTGCAACATAGGTCAAGTTTTCATCACGTTCGTGTTTCACAAAACTGTTGATACGATCCCATTCACTGTCATCATAATAAGTAATCAGTTCTGGATCATAAAAGCCGCGGTCAGTGTTGCGCTCTACCAGTTCCTTAACTGTGCAAGGCTCATAACCGCCGTACACTTCTTTGCGTAATCCATAGTTGATAAGTCTACCACCAACAAATTGATAGTTAGGTGTTTCTTCACTGATAAGATCTGCTGCTGCTTTGATAAGTGTTTCTTGAATTTCGCTGGTCTTCATACCATTGAAGAACTGAATTTGACTCTTAATTTCTACCTCGCTCGGACTAACTCCCGTAATATCTTCACATGCATAAAAAACAACTTTGTGTAATTTTTCAATATCTAAAGGCTCACGGCGCCCATCTCGCTTGGTAACTTGAATCATTCTTATTTCCTTTTTCTTTATATGATCAGGTATTTATTGATATAGTGGAAGGTGATAGACTATTTCGGCAATCCAGTCTTTGTCAATATTATTTTTTGAAATAACTTGCTGTCGATCAAAACCTATCACGTTCTCTCCAATATACAACAAATATTTGGTTTTTGCAACCTCTTTGTTTGTACAGATATGTATCTCTTTTTTGACTTGGGAAAAGCGGTCAGTTAACGATAATGTGTAAGAAATTCCTAATACTATTGCAAATTCGCAATAGTTATTTTCGTACAAAAGTTCCCAAGGATCTAACCAAGAATCTTGATCATAAGGATCCATAACAATGCTCACAAGCGGTGCCTTGTTGTAAAAATCTATTACATCTTGTAGTGGGTTATCTGAAGTTTCTAAACTGTTTCTAAAATCGTACCATACGGCAAGCCGTTCGCTATCAGGTTTATCAAACATTATAATTAACTTTTAACTCTTACCTTGTAAACAAATAAATCATCTAGTGTAATATTGGTTGTTAACAAATTTTTACATGAAACAATAATACGTTTTTCTGTACTGTCAGTAACCAATTCAACAGCAAATTCTGTTTCATTTAAATTTTCAGTTTTGTTTGTGAGAACAACACCTTGGTCTTCGATGGTGGCTTCTTCAACACCATCACTGCGATAGTTGACTACCAGCATACCTTCTTTCTTATGATAAGTATCGCTGTCAGGATCACTACCAGTATAAAGATAGTCAATGTAAATTGCTTGGTTTGGTATAGCCGCGAAACTAATAATGTTTTTAAACTCATTTACACCTTCTAATGTGTAACCTATCTCGGTTGAATTTCTATACATGTTTTGATAATCAACACGACCATTTACTTCTGCTTGGTATTCGCCATTGCCTGGATCATACTCGCTCAACTGATTAAATCTTAAGAAATAATCATTAATGCTTTGGTTTGTGAAGTGTGTATCACCAAAGTCAATTACAGGTGTTACTGGAGTAGTGTAGTCTGGTGTTTGTAATGTCCACGCTACGCCTACATAATTAAACTTGTTGTTTGAACTTGTGTTGTAATCACCATAATAAAGTCTAATACCTTCGTTACTAATTAGATCAAATGTACAACCTTCAAAGTTGTTGTGACTAGGTTGGTCAGTAAGTGTACCTTGGTCACTAATAATAATACCGTTTTTAAGATACTTGAAGTTACACAGTTTAAATGTATTAAAGTCTGCATGATTGTGAACAATGTGAACACCTGCTTTAAAATCATGCACTGTTATATTTTCAAAAACATTTTCTTTACATGGCGCAATACCGCCTGAATTGGTCATATGAATGCCAATGCTAAGAGATTCGTCTGGGTTATTCTCACCACCCCAACTGTCTTGCCAATCACTAACAAGATGCAAGTCATGGAAAAAACTTCTTGCACAATGATCTATTTTTAGAGCAGGACCTTTTCTGTTTTGTTGAATTGTCATACCACTAATTTCAATATTACGTGCTTGGTTTACTTGTGGAGTGTCAACTTCTTGTATATCAACACTTGGGAAAATGTACGGACCGCCTGGTTGTGCTAAACCTGATACTGTTTGTAAAACAGGAGTAGTTTCAGTTATTACTGAAAGAAATTGTCCTACTAATATTGTGTTGCCAATACCATCACCTACAAGAGTAAGAAATGGCGGAATGTAAACAGTTTCGTTTAAATTGTATACACCTGCTGGAATACGCAACATCATTTTTTCATTAGGTACACTGTTCAACATTAACGAATCAATTGCTGCTTGGATTGCAGGAGCATCGTTGGTAGCACCGTCGCCTTTAGCACCAAAATCTAGAACTGTTACATTTTGATCTAATTTTTGCTGGAATGTTAGAGCAGTGGTGTTTAATAAATTTCTATAAGCATATTGGTTTGCAAGATCAAGAATGTCTGTGTTTTCTGTTAAGATTTCAACGTTAGTTACAGCAGGAGCACCTTCTGTTGTACTACCACTACCGATATATAATTTTTGCTGGTCTAAACTCCATGCAATTTCGCCAGATGCTAGTTGAGGAGGTTCGCCTGTACCTCTTCTATGTTGAATTCTACTGATCTGAACTATAGCCACCTTATGTACTCCTACGCTTTTATTATGTATTTATGCGTGTTTCTCATAATAAGAGTAGACTCTGTTCCACCATTCCTGCTCCCAATCGTCAAACTCGTCTGGCCATAAATCAAACTGTTGATATTCACCTGCACGACTACACATAAAGATATGCCCTTCACGTATGTCAGTGCCATGTACTTCGTTATGAGCAATTGCATATGCTGTAAGTTGTAAGAAGTAATCTTCTACCCATTCAACTTTTTTAGGCTTATTAGTTTGCTTAAAATCTAAAATTGCAGGATTGCCTTTGTACAATCCAACTAGGTCAGTGGTTCCTGCATATAGATTAGGAACATACAACGGAACTTCACTGCCCCAAATTTCGTCAACGTGAACCATAGCCTTTTCTTTGATTTCTGTAGCCATCATGTGTGCTTGTTGTGCATATGGATTGCTACCAGGGTCAGGCCAATCACCCGTATCAATGTAGTCCTCAAGATACTTATGCATCCTTGTTCCTACACCTGCTGCTTCTGTAGTAATCTCTTGTGCTTTCTTTTCACCTACACGTCGACGCCATTCAATAAGATGTGTTTTATCTTTGGTTTCGCTTAGGATAGTAGTAACACTTGCAACAGGTGGACCGCCAGGAGTTTCATACCTGCGTTTTCCATTAACTTCTACTCTTTTAAGTTTTTCGTACTTGTAACGTTCTGTAATTAAAGACATAGTTAGATTATAATTGGATCAGTACCAAATGTCAATCTATATCTCCAACTTTTGTTGCTCTTTTAGCCATTTTTTCAACATCATTGTCTGCTTTTTTGCGCTTGCGTTTGATGTCGTCCATTTCGCTATCTTTAAGGCTGATCATTTCTTTATTGAAATCAGTTACAAGTTCTTGTATACGTGGATCAGTGTCATATGCTGCTTTAAATGTATCATAGGTGAATGATTTCTCACCGATGTTTTGCATGTATTGGTCTAGTTGCTCAATAGAAAACTCTACCATTCCTCTGTCTTTCAACAAATTGAGGACTTGGTAGAGTTTCTGTGTTTCTACGCCTTCAGTTACTTTTTTTTTGAAAGCATCTTGCCTAGTTTACGTGGATCAATGCTTTCACGCTTGGCACGTTCTTCTGGCTCTTCGCCGCCTGCTGCTGCATCCGCTGCACCAAAGTCGTCGTCTTCGTCTCCTAGTTCTGCTTCAAGGTCGTCGCCTGCTTCCATATCATCAGTCGGTTCCATGTCCATATCGTCCATGCCATCATCACCCATCATCGGTGCTTGCTCTTCACCAGTAAGCATACCAACACCTGATGTCAATGATTCACGAGCACTTTCCATTGCACTGTATAAACTGTCTAGTGCTGGCTTGATTGTGTTTGTGAAACCTTCTGCTTGTTCTGCGCCTAGTTCGTCACGGATAGCATCTGCAAGTTCTAGCATTGACTCTGTTTGCATTTCTGCTGTGTCTTCCATCCAACCAGTAAGACGGTCAACCATGTCTTTTGCTGCCATAACAAGTTCTGCGTGATCTTCAGCACCTTCTTTAACAGACTTCTTCTTGCCTGCTGCTTTTGCTGATGCTGCCATACGGGCTGCTTTTACATCTTCCCAATCGTTCTTTCCGTCATTGTTCCAATCTTTTTGTTTTTTCTTTTCTTCGATTGCTTCTTCATCAATGTCGCCACGCTCTGAAATTTCAGCATTAAGAACATC